GATAACAGACTCTTCTTGTAGACTACATATTCCAGATTTTGAGCAATAAACAGAGGAAGTTCATACAGATTGATTCCTGCTGATGCATCAAATACTGCGTAATTCCTAGCCCAAATAGGAGCGTGATAAGATATCTGAGAAGAAGCTTCATCAATTGCAGTCTTTATTTGAAATGGGGTAAGCTCCACCCTAATAATGGGATGCCCCAATCTAGCTAAAACAAAATCGTAAATAATTTTTTCAAACTTATTGAACTCAACAACATCAGTCATCTCGTTCTTGTTTAGTCTGTCTGTAAGAATACCTCCTGAGGCATCATAAGCTGTAAGCTCAATACCCCCGAAAGCTCCAAACGAACTACCGAACGGGGTTATTCTTGGTTTTGGCGGTGCTATTGTCATTCTTTATCTTCCTCTTTGATTTGGGTGTTTCAAATACAGGCTTGATACAATCATATCCAATTGGAGATTTTGATTCGAACTGTTCTCCCGATTCTATCTTTCTAAGACTTCCATCTACAAATATATGCACTGCATTTAGATGAGTATTTATGTAAGTTACCATACAATTATATAGCCCCATACAAACAGAAAAGGCCAGGAGCTTTGGGCTCCTAGCCTCTTCTTATGTTACCCTAGGTTGGCCTAGGTGTATGCGCCTATAGCGTTAGCACCATGATGCGTTACACGGCTCATCGGATCGATCATCCAGTTATCGCTCACTCCAACGATTCTGATAACTCTGTAGAACCTACTCGCAGGGGCGATAGCAGCCTTACCGTAACGAGTAAGGATACCCTTCCTTGGCTGGAAGCTCTCAGGGTCAGTGATTGTAGGAAGCTGTTGCAATGGGATATATGGACTGTAAACAAATCCAGCATCCATAGCGTTAGCACCCTTATAAGCCACAAGGATCTCATCCTCAGGCCAGAGCGGATCGATATACAAGTCATACTTGCCAGCGAACTTACCCTTATAGGCAATTGTCGTTCCCATATTGGTAGGACGATCAGAAGAGTTTACACCACCTTCAAGCTTAGCTGCACTCTCCAACATCGCTCCAACAATTGGAGAAGTAATTAGAACAGTTCCAGGTCCACGGTGAGTAGTCCTGTAAATATCCTGGCTTACCAAGTTCAGCATAGCTAGCAGGTTAGCATACCTGTGACCCATGTGCTGAGCAGCCATGCCAGTTGTAAAGGCAGACGTTGTCAGGTCGATAACGAACACGTTTGAACCGGGGTTGTTAGTATTTGGGATACCCGTGAAATCATAATTAAACGCCGATGGAACAAATCCAGTAATTCCATTAGGGTCCTTACCCCCGGTCTGACCGAATGCATTCGGGTTAGCGTTGTCCAGAGAATTCTGATACCAACCACCCGCACCGCCAGTGACGCCAAGAGACAAACCACTTGGGTTATATGCAAGCATACGAATGTCTTCTAGAAGCTCACGATCAATTTCCAAAGTAAGCTCCTTACTTAGAAGTTCTGTCAGTTCGCGCTCCAAGTCCAAGTTGTGATACGCCTTTAGATCCTGTGAAGCTTCAAGGGTCCACAGAGCACGCATCTTACGAGTCTTAGCAACAACTGCTTGCTGCTGGATTTGGAAGCTGATCTCAGGAATCGCAGTGGACGCAAGACGCTCACCACCAGATACAGACCAACCAGTAATGGTTGTTGGATCAGGCCAGCCAGCGATCTTACCACCAAAGGTAGTAGACGCTGCACCAGCACTAACTTCCAAGAATGAGCTAAGGTCGATAGTTCCAGTTACGGTCGTGGCATCATTGAAATCAAAACCACCGTTAGCAGTCCCATTATCAAACTGCCCCGTTCCTTCCTTAGGACCACCAGTTACACCCAATGAAGGACGAGAACCAATCTTCTCGCTAGTCAGACCACGATAAGTCAGATTGTGCTTACTATAGATATTTTGTGCAGTCGTATTACTGTGACGCGAGTGACCAAGGTAGAAAATCTGACTCACCGGGCCAGACATCGGCTGAACACCAACAATGTTGTTGGCAATCAGTTCGGGATAAACCCTACGAACTAGCGGGAAAGCAAACTTCTGGAAGGTTCCGAGCTTACCGACTGTAGTAGTCGCGGTTGTCACCGCAGCTTCATCCAACCTTTCAGCTAGAATAGCCTTCGCTTGGTTTTCAAGCAAAGTAGCAGTGCATCTACGAATATAGTCGCTCTCGATACCATCTAGAACCTTTTCCCACTTCTCAACTAGTGCAGTCGCACCACCTAAATTATGCATGAATGTCCTCTTAGTTAGGCATTAGCCTCATTGACTCCTCAGAAAGGAGTTCAGTTCTTACATTTACACGGTCTTCTGGCTTTCTTGGGTCTCCCCCGTTTATAGAAGCAACGTGCGCTCTCTCAGAAGATTTGAAGGGTTTCTGAGTTGATTCTTCTAAAGATTTTACATTAGCCTTTAGACCCTTTACGTTCTGGTTAAGACCCTTCTTTTCTTCCGATAGGCGCTCAACTTTCTGAGTTAAAGCCTTTACTACCGTAGCAAGTTTGGTATTCTCTTCCAAGATCTTATTGACTTCACTAGTAAGAACATTGTTTTCTTCTTCTAGTTCCATCTGATTGAGTCCCATAATTTGGACTGCATTATTTTCGTCTTCCTGCATCAATTCTGTTGACATCAAGGCTCGGACATTTTCGAACATTTGAGCATTGCGGAAGGTGTCGTTTTCCAACTCCAATTCCCTAATCGCCTGCTCTTTGATTTCATCCACTTGAGAACGAATGTATGAAATTACTTTTGTGTTGAGAGACTTCACCCTTTTGGTGACCGTTTCGTTGATAATTGTATCAACAAGTGTTGCAATTTCCTTTACGGTATCTTCCGTAAGCCCTTCGGGCAATAGACTTGCAATATTCTTTAGTTTCTTATTCATAGGTTCCTATTTGTAGAAGCTTAGCCTCTAGATAATATTTACTGGTTATTTGAGAAAAAGATGTAAATTATTTCTTCTTGTCCTTCTTGTCCTTATCTCCATGCATTGAAGCTGATGGATCGCCGACATCCCCGCGAGCACCGAGATCACGAACTACAGCGGTGACGGTTGGATCGGGATCATCTCCTGATCGACTCGGCGGATTCATCTTACTCCTGGCTTGTAAAGCCTTGAAATTTGCCTCTGCCTCTGCCTTTGCCTTTGCCGTCTTGCCCTTTGGCTTTGCCGTAGTATCCTGCGGCGTCTTCGGCTTCTTGCGTTCACCGGAATTCGTCCAGTCGCTCGGCTTCGCCTGCGCCGGGTTGTCCGCCGCTCGTTTGCGCGACCTGAACACCCCATGGATGATCTCAAAACGAGAACGCTTCTTTGGCTTAGACACATCTAGCGTGACTTCATTAGTCTGCTTTATCAAGTCGCTGAGGCCAGGAGAATACCCAGCATTTAGTTTATCCTGTTGCTGCTTTATCAGGCGACGAGTTGCCGTCGCTCTCTGCAAATCTTTCGGGCTAAGGGAAGCTGAGCCTCGCCTAGTATCAGACTGAGTTCCAGTGTAGGAGATTGGCCCCGACCCCCCTTGGCGTGGAAGTCGTCCACCTCTAGCAACCCTCCGCTGCGCGAGCAATAAAGACAACCGATTGGAACCTGAAAATCCGCTGTCTTCCCGCGACTTCGCTGCCTCGGTCTCAGCGGCTCTTCTGGCTATTGCAGCAAGGTTTTCCCTTTCTTCCTCTTTTTGATTCGCCTGTCTCGTGCGAGCACCCCGCGTGCTGGCCGACGATCTTCGCATTGACTTAATACGGTCCTCTTGCGAATCGCCCGCTGCCCTATCCCTCGATGCTGTATAGCCAGCAGGGTCCTTCTCCTTAGCGGCATCGCGCTGAGCGAATGAAGTAGCACCCGGGCCTAAACCCTTTTCTCCACTCCTGTAAGCTCTTCCTAATGCGTCCTTTCCTGCAACAAAACCTGTGACCCCCTTTCTCTTTAGACTCTTAGCTATTCCAACACCAGTGCCTACCCCCGATCCGACCTTTCTAGCTACCCGCTTCGATCTGCCCGCCAAATTCGCGGCACCCATAGCAACCCTCCGTGGATCGAGAGAGAACTCTTCAAGTTCATCTTCAGACAAGCCTTGAAGTTCTTCCTTTAGTAGAGCAATAAAAGCCCTCTCTCCGAGAACCTTTTTGTATGCTCCTGAGATCTTATCCTCTCTTTGTACACTTTCAGTAATACCTGGGAAAGCTCCTTGAACTGAAGGATCGGCTACCAAATCGTATGTCCTCATATCCAGGTCATCGTTAACGTCAGTAAAGCCTTCCCCCTCATCACAGGGCGTCAGAGAGCCTAGGGCTCTACTAGAGATCCCCAACTGCACTCCATCATTTATGAGGCACTCCGCTACTCGACCAGCAGGAGTTGATAGTAATTCCATCTCTCCGATAAGGTCATTACCCTTCCAAGAAAGTTTGGTGATCCTATGGGATGCATTCTGTAGTTTTACTACGTCATAGTTCGGATGGTCAAGCTCGCCCACAAGACGGTTTTCCTTAATAAGTTCATGCATCTTTCCTCTTTCTCTTTCAAGAAGATCTTTCTTGTAACGACGCTTATTTTTATTGAACTCATCAGCACGTTGGAATATTCCACACAACTTAGTTCTAGAAGTTCCCCTTCTGCCCTCAGAAATGACTTGTAGTTTGAAAACTGGATTAAATTCTTGTAGTAACATTATTTTTTAGATCCTCTATAACCACTTTTGAAATTCTTTTCACTCTTGAGCTTATTAGCAGTTTGCTTACCATGCTTTACAAGAGTTCTATTTGCATACCCTTTCACATCCTTGAAGGACGCACCAGGAGTTGCACTACCAGGGGTAAACCCCTTAGCTGTCTTACCTGAAACCCTTTGATCAGTGTCTTTACCCCATCCCCCTTTTGTGATAACATACAGACGTTGTGATCCTTTAGTGGAAAACATCTGGCCTGGGTGTCCTCGTTTCAAAGCTTTCAAGATTGTAGGATAAACTTTTACTCTCGACTTCTCAGCCGTTTCTTTACCGCCCTTTCCTTTAGACTTAGCCCTACCAGATGCTGACCCTTGAGCTTTTTCGGCCCTTGATTCATTGATTGCATCAAAAATATCCATTAGTCTTCCAAATACTCCTTTAGAGCGTCAGCAATAATTCTGTTTTCAGTGGACTCTCTCTTCTTCTTCTTTTTCTTAGTAGATGTCTTTTTCTTAGTAGATGTCTTTTTCTCAGGGCCTGCCATGTTGACACCAATAGTTCCCACTGTGGTCATCATTTCTAGGATAAGGTTCTGAGCCTGAATAACTGCTTCTTGAAGATTCTTTACAACCTTAGGAAGTCTATCCATCGGAATTTCCTTCTTAGTAGTCTCTTCACTAACAACAACCGTATTTTCAACTGATTCTAATTCTTTACTAAGGTCCAAAGGCTTTTTACCAGTCCACATCTCCATAAGAGTATCGGGAATCTCAATATTAGAAATATCCAACTGTCCTGCTACTTCTGTAGCAGTATCATCAGATGTATCTCGGGTAAGATCAGGAGCCCTTTCAGATCCCTCTCTAATCTTTGATTCTTGATCACGCAACATATCTTCAACAAAGTTGCCAACGTCGATATCTGGTAATTCGTTATTTGCCATTACTTTTTCTTCTTGCCCTCGCTGCTGCCCTCGCTGCCCTCGCTGCCCTTATTTTATCAAACATATGCGTCTGATGCAATCGAAGTTCCTTTGCACGCCTTACCATCTCCGGATTAGGAATAGGCCTCTTAGAGTTGGGGTGGTAAGCTCCTGTTTTCGGTGGCTCCGCTGGTGGCTCCGCTGGTGGCTCCGCTGGTGGCTCCGCTGGTGGCTCCGCTGGTGGCTTCACTTTTTCCGCATTACGCGTCGTCCTCTTCGCCTTGGCTTTTTTCAAAGCCTTTAAAATCCAAGGGCTATTTTCCCCACCGTGCTCATCTCCCTGCCGGATCTCTCGCATTTGTCTAAGAACTTGTGAGATACTACGCATCGTCAGAGCCTTCGTCGTCTTCGTCAGTAGACTCTTCATTGAGTTCTTCAAGAACTTCGCAGATAGTCTCTACGCATTCCATGATAGTCTCATCTGAAAGGGCTTCATCCAATTCACTTTCGCACATCGGACAAACGTCTACTTCCTGTTCCGAATCTTCAGCAAGAACTTCTTCCTCGTTACCGAACATATTAGTTTCGTCAACCTTTTCAGTTTTGTCATTTTTCTCAAGTTTATGACCTATTTGATGCCAAGCAGCACCTTCAAGAAGTTGACTAACAAGTTCGTCAGGGACAGTAATGTGATTCATAATTAATTCTCCAAATTTGGTTTAGGGGTTACCCATGTCATATCTAGACATTTAGACCTTTCAAAAGGGATAACTTTACAATTTAGCACTCTTGCACTCTCTTGCTAGAAAATGTAACTTGAACTATGTTAGATGGGCCAACCTTATTCCAACACTTTATCTCAATTTTCCGATACTCGTCGCTCGTAGTAGTGCCAGTAATTTTGCCTGTAACTGAATCCAGCGTGGCCCCTTTCGGAAGTGCCCCACTGTGCAACTCAAATTTGAAAATCGGTTCCGGTGCTTCCAAGCCTTTATTAGCATATTTCGGCAACTTAACACCTGATTGGGTTGTCACTGGAAAACCAGGAAAATTCTTGAACTGAGCGCGTGAACCTTCCTCAATCATTGGAGTGAAAACTTCAATAAGATTAATTTCATAAGGACACCCCGAGTAGAACTGCCACTCATGGGGAGGGAAGGGTGCTCGTTTGCCTATATAAGGCATAATGACCCCCTGTGGATACGCTAAGACAGGAACAAGCTTGATATAACCTGTGGTTTCATTCGGATCAGTGCCCGACGTTCCGGGGCCACCTCCCCCGCCTCCATTAGCAAATACGGTATCGCTACCATTATCAGCAGCATCCCCACAGGTACAACTATCACCATCTCTATGAATTGGAAGATTTTCAACAAATACATCACTACTTCCTGCACCCGCGAAAACAGAATGAGTTGGGATTTCCCCACAAGGCCCAGGATGGTCGTTGTATTGATCTCCCATTCTCATAATCTCAAATCTATTGGCGAATACCTTAGTGCTCCCGATTTTTGGAATCGCAGAAGGCCAGCAGTGACTTTGGGTTTTATCGCCTTCGTATACTCTTATTACTTTAGGCATTACTTATTGGCTCTCCCAACTTTAGCGTCATATTTTCTATTTTCATCATTTAGGAATATCAAATCTTCAATAGCCGAATTTCTTATTGAGCCTAAGCCACTCTTGACAATTGGTGCTCTATTTAAAATCATACCAATTTTTACTCCTCCACGCCCGCCATTAGAAAGCCAATGTGATAATCCAGGACCAGCCCTAGTAACCATGATTTCAAAAATCTCATCAGAACTCAAACGCCTGAATACGTCATACCATGTTATACTACTAGTAGGTATCTCATATCTAGCCAGGATAGTATTATCTATTACTCTATTGATCATCTTACCTATGGCAGATCTAACCCTTGTAGGAGCAGTTGAAGATAAACCAGTTTTAGATGAATAATAAGTATCCTGATAGATAGGAGCACTTGTCTCAAATTTGAATACTACATTGTCTACATCAATAGGCTCAAAGAGCCCTACTCTATAAACTCCATCCACATCAACTGAGAATTCTTTCTCTAAAGTAGTTTCCCAAGTTCCATCTTGTGCCGTATCAATATGTGGAATAAAAGAAGCAGATCTTCTAACACTATGTTCCCACTCTACCAATTCAGACATTTCTCCAAATGGATTATGTTTACTACCCCTCCCTGGATAAAGTATTATCCCAAATGGTGTGGTTCGGGGTAGAATTGTGTTCTTTATATTGCCCTTGGATGGATAAAAATTGTTGAACGTGATATCACGCATACTCAACTCCATAGACGAGGAGTTATTAGCATAAACCAAAAATGGATCTTCATAGTCCATACTAGCTGCTAGGACATCAAACCCGTTTGATCTGGCATGAATATTGATTTCATTTACATCAGTAACTCTCTCATAAACAGCCGAAGTCTGACTAACTATTGGATTGCTAGTTGGCAGTGATCCTACAGTAGACAAGCTCAACTTGAAATACATTGGAACTATGACAGAGGTTAGATCGTAATCATCCCCAAACTCCGACTTAGCATAGGTTGAAGTTACAGTGAATCGCATTCCATTATCTTCTCCAATAATGGATAAAGCATTACTTCTAGATTGAGGACTGATTCTATAAGCATCCTGAATTTGAGTAGATGCATCTACAACCACTCTAGTAACATCATCAATTAGCGTGGCAGACAAGTAATATCCCCCACCTTCTGCTAGCTCTATAAGAGAAGAAACATCTTCATTAGCATTAGAAGGATTGGCTAGTCTAACAACCTGTAACCCTTCATTATACAGATCTGCTCCTATAGAATTACCATCACAAGTTGCCACAGGCATAGTAACATCCAGATCTGTATTCAGATATCTGTGCTTTCTAAGCATAGGCTTATGAGCATCTTCCCCTACTTCTGGATTGGCTGGAGTAGATTCTGAATTGATAATACCTAAAGCTGCTTGAGTTTTTACACTAACATCATTTGTTCCAATATATGAAACCCTATCTTCAGTTTGGTGATCAGCCGCTAATGATAAGAAATACTCTGGGTCAAACTCACTAATTCTGTTAGTTAGAATCAGAGTCCGTATTGTATCAAGCATGTCTCTAACATCAATGATAAGCCCTCCAGGATACCTCAATAAATCCAAAGCCATTAGAAGATCGGGTTGAAGAGCTAAAGCAATATTAGCAGGAGTCATACCCTCAATCAACTGTTCATGCCAAATACCACTAGATCCCAACGACCTCAAAGCCCACCCCACAGAATATGGAACTTTTTCTTTGAAAATGTTTGGAAACAAAGTATTAGGAATTATACCCTCCGGTATTCCTCCATCAGGGAATGTGGTTAGATTGAACTCAGGATCATATATTGTTTTGAAATCAGACTCAGAACCAGGACCAAGAGACTTATCCCTCTCCTTATACAAGTCCACCTTCTCTACTTGTTTAGGCCTGCCTTTAGCTTGAGGCCCTGCACCACTATCTCTAGCATTAGCTAAAATACTTTCTAAGCTATTCCCTCCCCCTCCAAATCTACTTCTGCCAAAGTTAGTAGTTTCACCGGTATCTTGTCTTGTAACAGTTGGTCCCCCTCCTCTGACTACGGGAGCATCCCCCCTTCCAACTATAACAGGTCCTGATCCTCCAATAGTAGGTCCTGGTCTAACAGGTCCGAACCCTGGAACGCGAGTGGGCGCAGTAGGGCCTGGGGTTACAGGTCCTGATCCTGGTCCCCCAGTAGTAGGTGCTCCTCCAACAGGTCCTACTACAGGTGGTGGTGGCGGCGCAACAGGGCCTGGGGTTATAGGTCCTGATCCTGGTCCCCCAGGAGGAGTAGTAGGTCCTGGTCTAACAGGTTTTCCAACAGGTGAAGGTCCTGGCGCAGTAGGGCCTGGGGTTATAGGGCCATGGGGAGGTCCACATTTCCCAGGAATATCTTGACAGACTGCCTCACACGCTATCTTGGTCTTATGAATACAAACTCGCAGAGCGGGGGGGAGCAACAAATCCGCCTTCAACTCATTCAAAGTACATTTGAAGCACGCTCGCTCCACAGTATGCCGGATCATTTGCGTGTGCGTGGGGAATCCTGGGGGAGGGCATGGATCCACCGGCCCGAGTATGACGCACTTCCACCTCGGTTCTGGAAGTGGTATAACTGGCGGTCTAACAATAGGAGGATTAGGAGGAAGACCCATTGGTCCTCTTGGCTTTATGATTATCTTAGGTCCTGGTCTTGGTCCTGGCCCACCAATGGGCTTTTTTCCTGGGCGGAATTCTCCGCAATTGAAGATTAGGTTATCTGGCATTAGAGTAGGTTAATAGTTTGATCACGTCCTACTCCTAGATAGTGTCCTGAGAAAGTCTTCGGAATACCTGTAACAGTGAATGTAACCGTTGGATAAATGGCAACACCCGCTTGAGGTTCCCCGTCATATGCCTGAGTGTTATTAGTCTGACGAATGATATCTTCGTTCACGACTGCAAACCCAATGAAATGGTCTCCCTCTCTATTGTTATGGGGAGTTTTGAAATCGGAACCTGAGTTGTATTTTGTGTCGCCTGCAAGCAAACCCGTCTCTGCCCCGTCTTGCATGTAATCATTAGCTACCCACGCTACGTAGATAGTAAACTGATCTTCCCTCTTATCAACCCAGGTTCCTACACTTCCCGCAGCAGCTAAGTTATCACCCGTTCGTGCTCTACTCGCAAGAGCAACACAGTTCCAAAGCTCTACATCAACATTGTAATCCCCCATCCAAGTAACCCCAGTTTTACTAAATGGGACAGTCTTAGACACATAATGAATACACACTTGACCCTTGCTTCCTAGAATATTGTCTGTTCCAAAAGCAGTAGCCACGTTGGACCTAGCCTGATCTGTGAAACATCCAAAATCTGCTGGATTCAGAGAGCCTCTTTGAATATGAGTGTTGATATAGTCATTAGGGAAGTCTCCCTTGCTAGCAAAGTTTCCAACCTGAACCCACTTAGAAAGGTCCCACTGTGGGAAATCTGGCAAGATTGTAGTGGATGGCAGACTAGTACTATTTACCAACTCAGCCTTAGCCTGAGGAGTTGTAGAGCCCCTATTCTTGACCTTTAGATAATCAATAAGAGCAGCCTCTACTCCATATAAAGCTCCTCCAAATATGTAACCAGTAGCTACAGTTCTTGGAGAAGTTGGACTTGTGCCACCACCTTCAGCCCCACCTTTGCTAATAGCCCCAATCTTAGCATCGTAGTCTTGCATAGCTTTCCGAATTTCCCAGTCCAACTGAGCCTTACCTACAGCGGGGTTAGCCAACGATAATTGTGGCATGGCGGCAGCGATTCCGGCACGTTCATTGTAGGCTAGTTCAGTTGTCCTGAGAAAAGGTCTAATGTCAATGATAGAAGTATCAGAGATTATGTTAACTCCCGAAGCATTGATCGAATCTGTATTTGTAGTAATGATGTATGCAATAGGCAAGATTGACTGGCCTACTAGCAGTGGACTGTCTTCCTCTAGATTTTCTGAAATCACAGGAGCAACATTCATTAAATCATCTGGTGCTGGGAAAGAACCATGCACATTTAGCTGGGTAAATCCAGAGTCTGTCATTAGCTGGTCAGCAGCATTAGCTAGAATCCGAGTTTTACCATCGGCATCAATTGCTGACTCTGGCTCATACGTCTTCTCAGTCTGGCCCGCTTCAAAGTTCATCCCAATACCAGCACCATGGACTAGCCCAAGTTCAGCTTTTGTGATCTGAGTCGGGGAACCATTGACATACTTTCCTACGTAAATTGAGGTTACATCAACTGGCTTGGAATAAATGAATAGAAGATCAATACGATTAGTAGCTCCTTCTATAGGAGTCTCAACCCCTTTATCATCCTTATAGAAATAGGCATTGGAATTGAAGGGGGGGATAGCAATTGTTAATTCTGAGGGAACATCAACAATAGCAGTTCTTGCAGTTCCTGCCCATCTCTTAATACAGTGATTTTCTGCAATGCCGAGAGATCCAAATCCGTGAATCCGAGCGTCGGACATCTCAAAAGTTTCTACATTATATGTATCAGGGTTTCCTACCTTTTTATTAGCCCAAAGTAAAACCTCGCTTAGTGGAAACACAGCCTTTTTCAAGCCTATGAGTCCGGTTACTGTGGGACCACCAGCAGCGGTGACATGTGTTGATGGGCGATCTTCGAATGCGGTAGGGTAAGTAAAAGCCCTTTCTACTAAACCGTTCATACCTAAGAAGTTATCTAAAATCCTGGTCTTGATCTTATCCAAAGTTGGCTTAAGAACTGAGTGCCCAGTAACACCCGCACTCCAAACATCCATTTCTCCTAGAGCATCACCAAATACTTGGGTAAGAATTTGTAGAGTTTGAATCTTGTAAGCATTGTTTACCCTAGCAGTGTATCGACCTGGAAGAACTCTAACCACATTATCTTCGCCAGATGAGTAAGGCTTTAGTTCAGCAATATCGCGCCTCGCAACATTAGCAATATTTTGTGGACCTACCTGATCCTTTAGCCACAATACATTAGCATGGATCTGCTTTAATGGAATATTGTCAACTTCCCAATAGTAAGGGTCGTTGTTCTTAAAATATCTAATAGGGTCAGTGAATTTGTGAGCACTGTCTTTGAATACGATTTCAGCCATTTAGTTCTCTTTAGTTAGGTCAAATGCTGTTGACGATCTATAACCTCGTCCATAACTCTTACCATCGTTGTCTGGTGAGTCTCCATGTGGAGAAGTGTAAGGTCCATAGATATGAACCTTTTTAGCGAGCCCAGACTTGCCAGTAGCTAGGTGCTTGGCATTAGCAAACAGATTTGCAGCAGATTCTTCAAGGAAAATTTGAACTCCTGGACTTAGCATTGCAGAAGCATAATAGAATCCTTTAGTTTGTAGAACCCCAGTGACGGCCACTCCACCTCCAAAATCATTCCACTGGACAATATTACCATACAAGGAGCTAACAGAAGTTGATACCTCGAAATCACCAGAGGGTTGATAACCTTGAGAGTATAGCTGCTGGGCTAGCCCCCTATGATTGTTACCTGCTACATCATCCATGTGATTTACTACTGGATCAGGGGACAGGAACAGCCTGAATGGTCCCTGGTTTAGTGGGGATATGCCTTGACCAAACTTGGTTATAAGATGTCCGTGAGGAGGAGTAGGTAGAATCAGCCCTGTAACTGGAGTCCCCCCAGGTGCTGGGGCTTGTCCGAAATAGTCCAATACACTTAGAGAGCTAGTGTCTGGAGTCCCTGGGGGAGCACTATAAGCTACAACGCCCCCTCCCGCTTCCCACACAGCACTAGGACCAAAGTATCCAGCGTCAGAAGGATACTCAGCACTTACTGATACATAAGCAGCATGAAGTTCCGAATCCTGTGCAATATTCCAGATGAACAATCTATCACAAAGAGAACCAGAACTATCGAAGTAAACCGAAGATGGATTCCAGTATCCGGTAGGGAACATCACATTGTTGACATTTACTTTACTTCCATGCAAAGCCCTTAGACATACTCCACCACCTGTTAGACCACTAAGACCGTGTAATCCATTAGAGGCTGCTGCCCACGGACCATGCACAACTCCTGTTAGATATTGAAATTGTTCACTATCAGGGCCTTTATCATCATCATATGCCTCCGTTCCTAATACATCATTACCGACTGTAGAAACTTTGCTTATACCTGCTCCAGTTGCAATAAGATAATCCTTAGCATCGTTTGGATTAGGATAGAACTGCATAGAACCAGCACTAACATACATGTCAATACCAAGATCTCCACGAGCAGCATCTGCACTAATACTTAGATCGGTTCCAGAGGCTAGAGCAAGCAGACCATTTCCTCCACCCGCAGGACTTCTACCCCAGTGACGTTGATAATCTCCAAGATGCTCCATATTGATAATAGACCCATTATCTGCTACCAAACAAGCTCTTGTGCTGTGAAGTTCAACCATTGTGTGGTTTCCCCCCGCAGACAAGTTGAATGAACTAGCATCTACACTTCCATGCTGATTTTCTCTAGGAGGATTGAATGACATCTCAGAATTACGATCAGCCAAAACATCTACACCGAACTGAGCAATAACCGTAGGACCAGTGAATTCAACTCTAGAGTTGTTATTTGCATACACTCCTGCTGTGAATCTTTGCTTAGTAAAAGCATCCGGGCCTAGCATTCTTGTAGCATAATTCTGAGTTCCTCGGAACACTGCCTCAGAATTACCATCAACACTCACTAGAGATCCGAAAGCAGGACGATTCGCTGTCTTTACGTCCGCATCTTTACGATTCATAACAGAGTGAACTAATTCCATCTTAGATCCATTACGAAGTCTAATAGAAGGAATAATATTAGATGTAGTTCCTGGCTTATCCCCTGAGGTATCCACACTAGTTCCATGAGGAAGTGTAAACCTCATCAAACCATAATTAGCATCCATAGAACTACCATACACTGGAAGAAAAGTGGAATCATTCAAGTCCAGGTGCATACCATTACCCGACAACTGCCACTGATTAGTTAATGACATATTATTGGTAACCGATTGAAAACTAGAATTATACTTAATTTCAGACTTGTAGGCTCTAAGTCCTTCTCTATGGTTGGCCTCACACGAAAACTCATCGAATAGAGCATTAGAGTCTATAAGATCCAATCCTCTCATATTGTAGATTGAATCTATACGACCTTTTAGATTAATAGTAGATCCTCTAGCTATGAGACCGTTATTAGTGTTAGCCTCTAGAACAACATAAGTCTTAGTGTAAAGAGAATTTAGAGTCCCTTCGGTTGCCATAGTAGCAGTCTGCTTAAGACCACCTCTAAGAACTGAATTGATTAGGGAAATACCGTTAGTGTTTCTAGTGAACTGAATCATGTCATTCACAGGTAGCACCCCCGACGCACCACCACGGATATCGAATTCAAACCCAGAAGTTGAACTAACAGTAACTGTGCTATTGAATGCCTTTAGCCCAGCAGTTTCGTCTGTGAATACTGAGTCATTCATCGCTAGAGCTGACCAGTCTCCGTCAATTCTAGCTCCTCCATTTTGGAGGTAATTCCTATAGGCTATAGCTCCTCTGGTTAGAGTGACATCAGAATTTCTGAATACAAATCCATTACCATTGTTTAGAACAGATGCACATCCTTCTAGGACAACTACAGAGTTTTCAATTGTGATTCCATCCTGAACTGCTCTATCACCGTTTATTAGGAACCCACGAATGTATAAAGGACCAGCACAATTCTTGACTGTGATCTTATCAAGATAATTTCCGTATACCCTTGAGTTGGTATTAAGTTGCCCAAGAGCAATTCTTCTAAGCTCGAAAGCTCTACCCAGTATTTGATTGTAAGCACTAGAGTCATAAAGAGCTATCTCTGTAGCATTTGTGTTGTCATTTTCATACGGAGCACAAGAAACATTAGGATCTCCAGCAGCCCCTGTAACAGTAGGCCCCCTCCCGTTAAGTCCTACAGTAAGACCCCAATTAAAACTATTCTTTCCTGGGCCAGCAATGAATACATTAGTCTTACCGCCGAACCTGTGATCTCCATCTGGATGATTTACCACAGGAGTACTAATTGCCAGGGCAGATGCTCCCAAAATTTGTTGCTCCAAGGTCCATTCTGGGATAACTGAATGCTTATCATCAATTGCACTAATACCATTGTATAGGCTATACTTACTGTAAGTTCCTGTCTTTCCGATAGTTCCAGTATTGTAGAAGGATCTTCCATCACTTCCTGTAACATTGAAATCCCCTGACCCATCTCCAGACAAAACATAACTATATCCACGGTAAGAGTTTCTGTTTATAATCTCAACTGATCCCCTATCTCCAAAGACAATATCATGGAAGTCTAATTTACCAAGAGAGCCATAACTAGCCACTTCAATCAAAACTGGAAAATCAATGAACTTCGGAAGAGCATCGATACAAGATGATAGATTCAGAAAGATATTACGGTTACATCCTACATCAGCGGCTGGGGCATCAGCAGAAACTACCAAGGCTAGCCCAGGAATACATGAAGTTGGGAATCCCAATTTCTCCCAATTGAGATAAGTTCTTTCCTCTAAATCGTAAAGAGGCTCATTATCTTGCTCCCAATTATAAAAAGAGCTAGTATCATACTTATCCACATTCTCAGTCCAACAGTTGAACAGTTTCGTAGACCCGGAGGTAGTATAAATATCAGCGTGATAAATTTCGTTAAATTGTGTCATTAGAAGTTAATCGTCCATCTGAATACGAGAGCGAAGTCGCTGGCTTTTATGATGTTACTGAATTTTCTGTATGCCACAAGAAGAGAGGCTACAGAGGATCTCCCTTGTGGGTTCTTCATGAACAGCCCTATCTCATTCAGAGGGGCATCAACAGAGTCTCTCTGGATGCCATTGGCTGAATCCTCGTCTAGGACGATTGTGTATCGGACAGACGTATCATTCACCCTAGTAACATGGCTGAACGGGATAATGCCAAACACCTTATCTGAAGCATCCCCAATAGAACGAATCTGATCAGCAATAACAGTCCTTAAACCCCCTGCTGTTCCAGCATATTCTGCTGCACTTTCAAGACTTCCGCTAAGTTGAAAGACTGAGCTAGTTTCAGTTTCTCCTGCTCCTGACACTCCTACTTGAAAACGATCAAACTGGAAATCAGTTATATTACTAGACCCTGACAGGGAATACAGGATACTAAGTCCAACCCCCATACCTGATACAATAACATTATGGTCATCAAAAAGAATCTCAGATCCTTTAGACTTATCCTTCCAAATCTTTTCGATTTGAAGATGTCCTGTTATCCATCTCTGTTCTGCAAAATTTAGATTCATACTAGAAAGATAGTCTCCACTGTATTTTACTCTTAAAAGTCTCTCCGGGTTCGCCAACGCCAAACTGTTCATAAGGAGTAGAAAACTTATTGATAATCCCATTCTTACCAGAATCCTGAGCGAACGTCAGATCTCGTGTGAACACCTTCTTAGCAAAAAGCTTATAGAGTCTGGTATTATTTAGGGCTGTGAAAGAAAAAGGCGGCGTAATACCAGACGCTAACATAGCCTTAGTATCAATACACCACAAACCAATTGCATAGATGCCTCCATAAGCATTTGGCAAAGCAAAATCTCCTCCCGATAAAATTGCATTATATCCAATTTGCCCTCTACCATCACTACTTGAGAATGAGGCTGATGTTTGAGTAGCACTTACACCTTGTAATAGGGAGGTCATCCATACACCTCCTGAAGTAGGATATTCCGCAACATGCGCCCCTGAAGCCACACTAGTAACTGTCATGTTCAACATTCCACTACCATCCATCACGTTGTTATCATTGAAGTTACCCTTCATAATATTTGACGCATTAAAGGTTCCAGTGACATAGTAATCCATTCTAATCCCACCTGTGGGAGGAAAACATCCAACCCCGAGACTACTAATTCCTAATCCATTAGTAGCAGAGAATTGAATAGCATTCATATTATGTCCTACATCAGCGGTCACTGCCAACGTAGCAATCCCCATTGGAGTATCCGTTGAAGCCATTTGCAGTCGTCTATCCTCTGGGTGAGGGAACGCAGGGATTAGAATACCTGTCACAGCAGAGGTTTGGAAACTAGAAGTAGTAACGACCGTATTCACTTGAACTGCTGTTACTGCAACCTGGGTTGCCGACATATCAATATCATGAGCAAACTCATCAAAACTATCGTAACCCTTTCCAAAACTCATACCATGAATTGTATAATTAGACGTATCCAAAATAGCTGACGATTCTACCAAAGCTGACAAGCTAGGAGACATTGTAAGTCCATCTACCAATACCTCAGCACCCCCAACACAAGCCATATTAGAACCCTCAACCATGCTTACCACATTATTGAGATGATCGTATATTGTTGCTGTTACGTGACCTTTCATTAGATATCAATCACTAGTATTTCGTTACTTTGAAGATGACTTCCCCCGTTATCAGTCTCATTCTGCCTATAAAAGTTAGGCCATAAATAGTTCTGCCTATAATTCAATCTAGATCCACCTGAAAACTCCATAAAGGCACTAGTATTAAATGCATCCCTACCTGCATCAGGCCTTCTAAAGGTAGCTCCTGAGATCTTATTGAAGTATCTAATAATATGATAGACTTCTTCCTTACTAAGTTTTATTCTACGAATCTCACATAAAGGATCAATATCCTTAGGAAGACCTGTACTAGTTCCATACACAGGAATCATAGTCCTTTCATTTTGTGTTAGATCAATAAGATTCACTTCATCAAGAAGAGCAAACTTATCAATGTTTTGATCTGATGGGAGCATAAACACCTCAATCACATAATCCTGGTCTATTCTATGTATTTGATTAGTGTTCTTATAGTAATGTTCGGGAACACAAATAGGCTTATTCTTAGTGTTAAACCATACAGAGAAAGTCTCAAAATCATCTTCCGAGAAACTCAGAATCACATTTCTCTCATCGGAAGTCTCATCCAGACATCGTCTGTTCTTTGACCCTGGATCAGTCTTCCTGTCCTTATTCTTCAACCTATGAGTATAAATGAATCTTTCAAAGAGTAGTTCTCTATTTAGATCATCACTATTTACATACTCCCAAAGGCCTTCTTTGTTTAGAGACCAGAAGTATCCGCCCTCAATAGCAGTATGAACCCAAACTCCCATCCCAACCTGACCCACTTTCATTCCATCATTAGTTCCTCCTGAATACTTCACATCAAAGCGGAACTTGTGATCTGGAACTAGGAAATTCTTAAGAACTGACACCACCGCAGTAACCGCGACATCAGCCCCCTTAGTGCTGTATTGAATTCTTGGAAATCCGTCAACAGATCTTAGTTTTACCATCGGATTATCAATAGCAAAATTAGGATGATCTGTTTTACTAAAAGACTTGTCTATATTGTAAAACGTAAAACTGTTGAATGGAGATGAACCAGAAGTATGAATTAACTCCACACCGCTGATAAGAGTATTATTCCTCATCTCACCAAATGCAGAAGAAGAGTAGTTCCTTGACGATACCGCAAGGCTAGAAACTCCAACATGGAAAGTAGACGCAAAAGTTGCCGTAGCTCCGAGATCGAATAAGTTCTGACCTGGGATAAGAGCAGAAGCAGATTCTGTAGAAGACGCAACAATATTAGGAAAGTGAGATAAGGCCCTTCCATACTCATCAAATTTAGAACTATTGAATACTGACCCAAAAGCATGAGCTAGAACATGGGCTCCATCTGTATCCAATACATTGAGTCTTGTATTATGTCTATTGAAATGCTTAGTGTAATCTTTGTATAGTTGGTGAATTCCTCTAGAGAAACTGAACTCTTCGTAATCCTTTTGAGAATCTGGGGAGGCTCCACTAAATTCTGTCGCACTATTAGCCCAGCTTTGAGCATTATCCTTGTAGTCGAAAGTTCCTACGTATTGATCGTATAGAGCACTAACAGAGGATGCTCCGATTAGATACTTACGCTTCTCTCCAATTGAATGCATTACTGCGATAATTGGGTCTAGCTGACCTCGATCAACATACCTATCCGCACTGGCTGCATACTGGGTATTCTTGGCATCTGACCCTAGCGCACTTAGCCCTCGACACGGGAACGTAGTGCTTACGTCCACCCCTGAGAAGGTATTAGACGAGTCTAGAACTTGGCAATGACCATAGACTGTTGGAATATTATCATAATCAGCAATAGGCATGAAGATACCTGCCGATGGAACATAGCCCAAAGGAAGAAATCCTAGAGATGACATCGTTAACCCAGCGGCAACCGCAGTCAGAGAATGTTCAATTGATGAGGGGTTCCAAGTTAGAGGACCATTGAATCCAGTCCTGTCGTAGTAGCCATTTCTAGGCAAAATAAACTTGAAGTCTCTTCTACGAAAAGAGTTTCTAGGAAAATCTAGAGATCTTGTATCGTCAGCTAAGGCATCATCAACATGATTTACGTCTGCTCTAAGGAACGTCAAAGGCATAGACACCCCATAACGCATCCTATTAGCAAAGACTGAGCTTACACCATGTCCTGATGTTTCTGCAAAATTAGAATCTTGTCCTAATGCCAGATACTGGAAGAGGACCGAAGACTGGTCATACTCATCAGTTGTTCCTAGAAGTAACCTAGAATCCTGGATTGCGTGGGCAGGAGAAAAGTCCTTAGCTATAGCAAATGCAATGCTTGGAGCGTGCTTAGAATCTGAATCAATTGTGTTCTTAGAGAAGTCGAAACTTGAAGCTTCAAGTAACAACTTATAATGTGACGACTTGCCGCTCCACAAACTGAGGAATTCAGTCCTATTCACAGAGATACTATCGAGGACCCTATCCCAGTTAGTAGGATAGTTCACTGCCGATGTAAACATTAGCCAACCATTGTTCTCTCTAATGTCATCATTAGCTCTAGTAACGTTGTCTCTAATATACTTACCAACTTCAAGGGCAAACGCTTTCCTAACTCCAAAGCAAGCTAGTTCATCTTCTAACTTAGCAATCATCCTTTCATGCACTTTACAGTTAGCATAATAAGGAGTCTCTTCCCATGGAGGTAGATTCACCGTCCTTCCGCGATAATTGAAAACGAAATCGGAACTGCCAGTCGGGAATACCTTCCCACCAAGAATAAATAGCTCTGGGTAGAAACTGTGCAGAGTCTTCATGAAGTGGTCAACAACTAGACGTAGGTTATCATCTATGCTACTGGGAGAATATCCATTCACTCCCATGAATTGTGCTTTGTCCTCAGTCCAAACTGACAGGTCAGTAAAGAAAGATGACTCAGTAGCCAGAGCGTAGTAGATCAAATGTGGAATGTAGGATTCCCATAGTTCGTGAATATTGCTAGAAACATCGAACACATTTTTTGCAAATACGGAATCAACTGCAATTTGAATAGACTGCTTAGTTCCTGTTCTCTTGTAGATGTCCACCGCATTGAAAAGTTGTATCCTCCATCTAGAAGGATCATATCCATACAGTTTCCATCCAATGAGATTTGCTAGCTCTGGGAGAAGCTCATCAGGGCATCTCTCAAGATCATACAAGATCTCAAGCTTTTCTATATCCTCATTCACATCCATCATTGAATATGAGAATGCTCTCAACAGATTATAAAATGGCCCTTTAGCTGTTCTATTTACTAAGAATTTGGCATTGACAATATAATCATCTATGGCATCTTTTACTACCACATTACCGTCGTCGATAACGGCAGGAGAATAAACCACATCAATCATGGTCTGCCACTTATCTAATTGCTGAGTTCCACTAGTGTATATGCTACTAAGAGAAGTATCCAAAGTTCCTGATGGTAAGAAGCCAGCAGGAATCGCGCTTAGATTAGACCATGCTGTACAAGTCTCAAAGTTCTCAAAGATATGCTGAGAAAGACCCTTCAGACAATCATTCAGATCAATTCGATTACCTCTGAACATATTGTTGATTAGGAGATCCTTTACAATACCGGATGCCCCATACAAACCATCCCCATCTCCTGAAGTGTTCAAGAAGTAGAGCCAAGACATGTTGGTAATCAAATACTCGTGAATAGCAGAAGTATCAGATCCTACACCTGTAAATGTAGCGGTAGGAAGGTTGCATTGCACAGAGGATAGAAACTCATCTAAGTAAGACGAGAAATCAGAACTAGTTTGAAACTCAGAAAGAGTTCTCCCCTGAGGGAGCATGATCTTGTTTTCAAAATCCTTTGGGGAAATCTTTGTTAGCCCATTCTGCTTGACAAAGAACTGTCCCATGCCAGAGACATTATCCATTGCAGAATACTGATTAGTAGTCTGTAGAGCACTAACGAATACGAAAGAAGTAACGTTAGCTAGAGTATGCAAATGGGCATTGATAATCTGAGATACTGGATCAACGTGGGTTCCACTTAGGTTCAGATCTTCATCAAAATAAGTATCAGGAACGATCAACTCCAAGGCGTTGATGAAACTTATCTTATCGTAATTCCTCTGTGTTTGAGAAAACTTTTGACCCATGCTATACTAGAACTACATTAATTGTGAGGTTATTCAATTGGATAATCTCATTGAAATCGATAGGGACATTAGTTTTCAAATTATCAATAGTAGAAAACCTAACATCATCGATTGCAAATATTTTCCTGTTTAGATCCTCCAAAAGGAGAGATTTACCAAAATCATTATTGTCAACAGAGAAGAAACTTTGGATAGCATCCCTGGCTTGCAACTTGATACTTGCTTCTTTCCCTCGTAGTTCCTTATCAATTCTCAGGGTAACAATCAAATCAAGAGTTCTAATCAGACCATCAAGGATGACAATCTCGCTAGTAAGCATCTTCTTCAAATTCATTTGATCAAGCATATCTAACTTGAACTGTGGAGTGGCGCGTCTTAGCTGAAAGTCATTAGCCTTCTCTAGGACAAAAACATCAATAATATTCCCCGAGCTAAATGCCCGTCTAACCGAAGCCGTAACCTTGCCCACGTTTCCGAATCCTCCTATGTAGGTGTTTCCAAAGGTTTTGATATCTTGCAAGGTTACAAGACGATCTTGGCGTCTGAACGTTAGCGGAGCATACTTCTTAGCATGTTCCACAGTTTCCGCATCTGCCCCACCTGTCCCTTGAGAGATATTCTCTACTCTACCTATAGTAGGAATGGTTGCATTTATTAGACTATTCTTTATATTGCCTCTACTTCCTCCACCCACTCTGTAAAATATCGTATACACATCACCATCTCTAGGGGACTGTCCAAGTTTATTGTCACCGAAAACTACCGTTCCAGCGAAGTCATCGTCAGACACTACTTGGAATACTTTATCATTAGATCCAGATGCAAAGAAGATGTTTTCTACTTTTACATAAGCTCCACTAGTATTTGAGTCTCCGTCAATAAAGACTTCGACACTACCCTCTACTACAGGCGATTGGGTCATCTGCACAGTCTTTACTAATTCCGTAGAATCAAACGTCCCAGTCTCCTTTACTAAAGCTCCCTCCTGTAGAACTACATTAGTGAATATCTTGTTAGCATCACCATCGTCAGACTCTGCCTGATACAAACGAAAACTTCCATCTGCAACTACAGTATCCACTCTACCATTTACAGTTTTATACAAAGTAAAAGCTAAATTCCCTCCATCCTCTGGCGAAGCAATATTGTATGTCCGATACGTGGCTGGGATAAGAACACCCTCGTCATCCACTCCTGCGTCGGCGTCGATAGTAGCCTTAGCATCTGCCACGGCGGCGATAGGGCCTCGTAGTGAAACTCCTACTAATTGAAGTAGATTCTTTATAGAACTTCTAGAACTAGCAGTTCTGATTAGATTTTCATTAGCATTGAAGTCTGCTTTATGAACATTGATAGCTCCCACATATGAGAATAATTCAGTAAGCATAATCCCCAAATCAGACTCGTTGAAATTCTGAAAGTCCAAAGGATAGACAGCTTTCATATATTTGATTAGTGCTGCCTTGATAGAATTGAAGTCCTGTGCTGTGAAATCTATTAGAGACTCTCTCTTCTCGTCGTTTATAGCTGCCAACTTCAAATAGTCGGATTGAACGTTTCCTGAAAAGTTCATTAGTTTATTTTAACCTGAATATCAAATTGAGTGTTAACTTCTTCTTTGATCCTTAGCGTAAGATTAATAATCAAAGCTTGAAGCCCTTCTGCTCCGTATTCATCTAGAGGATTAACAACTAAATTTACAATTTTAACCCTAGGTTCATACTCAGTGATTGTTGACATAATCTCAGTTCGGATTAAATTCCTTGTAATCCCATCCAAAGGCTCAAACAAATACTTCTTTAGAGAGACTCCGTAATCAGGGAGCATAATTCTCTCTCCTCTTTCAGTACTTAGAAGCTGACGTATATTGTTATAAATTAGCTTCTTACCTGAGATTTTATTGAAGAACCCTTTACCCTTCACTGTCCCCAACGGATAATCAAATCCATAGACCTTTTTCACCTTACCGGCAATAGCCCGAGCAAACGGTTTATGAGGAACAGACCCATAAGTAGTAGTAGATGTATTTATAGCCATTACAATATAGTTAGGTAAGAAGTGACTAGAGCATCTCCTAGTTCTATCAAGGAAGAGGCATCCAAATCTCTATTATTGTCTTCTAGAGTAAAGGCACTTAAATCCACGTTAGCTGCTAACTCTATATCCCCTGTCACCGAGAGTTGTGTAGCTCTAATGGTTGCTGTGCCTTGCCCATCAGTATCTTCGTGAATTACAGTTTGAACAAACGGAATGGATGTTGAATCTACCCAATTCGTTGCGGTTAGTTGATGCCTTAGCCTATAAGCAAAGTCCTGAATATTCTGATCGAAATCGGCAGCAGCGGTATTACCGACAGTTGGTTTACCGAGAGCATCCGATTCTCCGTTAATATAGAAGATACCACATACCTGTAATAGGTCGTTGCCTCTAGCCTTTAGGAACGGTTCTCCCTCACCCGTGACAGCTAAACCTTGAACCTTTGATAAACCCGAATCCCCTGTTGAGGAAAAGATCATATTGAATAGGTTTCCACTGGCGTCAGCGGCTAAACTTGTTGTAGACCAATCACTCCTCTCCACCCCAGAGTAACTACCTCCAGCAGAAGGTTCAAGGTATGAACCGCTAACTCCCATCTTGGCAATGTAAATATTCTCATTCGGATATTGCACCGATAGAGCACTGGCTAGCGATAGTTCTGGGCCGAACTTGGTCTGAGCCCCCCATGATGTATCATAACTTTTATTATTGTATCCCGCTTCTAGGTTCTCCCAAATCCTATCAGGAGAGGTTCTGTTATTCCATATAAACACGTTATCATACTTCACAGAAGAGTAGGCTGAATTTATATCTGGAATACTGGACAGCATAGCCTGACCCGCACAATTTTCACCTCCTAGAAGTAGGAATAATCTTCCTGTCAAATTGTCTACAGTTCTAACATTCTTGAAGAAAGACTTTTGAGCATTGAAGTTTTGATTGATTTCCACGGGATCCAAAGGTCTAGTGTAGAATTTCATCCCGCCCATATGACCTCTTAGACCACTTCGGACTCCACCATACTTTCCACCCATGAAGTTACCAGAAGCAGCCCCAGATGCAAACCCGTCAGTATATCCACCACCAACAATCCAAGGAGTGAAGAAGGGGTTCAATCGTGGACCAGCACCCAAATCAACACCAGCAGAAGAACCTACATTTATTCCTGAATATTCAAAACTGTTATCCTTGTAAAAGGATGGAAGCTTGGGAGGTTCATTATTGGGAGACCCAAATACCGCAGTAATGCTGGAAGTAGCCATTAAGGTAGAATCTAGATACACTTTAACCTCTCCTTCTTCGGGAGCTACGGTTAGGGTAATATTCATATACTCCTTTGCAACATCCATAAACCTCAGACCATTTACAGTCGAGGTTACATTCATACTCCAATTATTCCAACCTGGACCTGATGGGCACACGCCTGCCCCTGAACTAATAAATCCAGCACTAGAGCTATCAAAGGATTGCGTAGCAGCCAGATAGAATCCCAGGCCTGCGGAAGTGTTTACCGTAGTCTCATTGCTTGGTTCAGAGTTAGTTACAATTCGGTTATCCCTAGTGAAGCCCATCACAAACCCACGAACTACACTATCTCCCTGATCCAAGAGCATTCTAGTCACAGAAGCTTGAGGATTAATACCACTAGCAATACCTACATTCTCATTAGCCAAAAGTAACCTGTGCTGAGAAGACACTCCATTGTCTAGCCAGCCATGTTCGGGGTCCATAAGGGTAGGAACATGAGTCCACAGATCAATAGTGAATCCTTTCTTACCATACATGAGATCCTTGAATTCTGTAGTATCTGGTAGTCTAGCAAACCCTCCAACAGCAGATGCTTGATAAGGGTCTAATGACGATGCTTGGTGTTTTGTAACTCCTTCGAAGAATGGCACTCCAAGCCCTTTGGTAAATACTGTAGATGCTTCTTTAGATACTATCTGACAGTTATTATAATCGGACTCTTCGGATGAGTTGTTAATTAGGAAGAGTGGAGATGATGGGTCCACAACCTCTGAATCTAGGAAGTTGAAAAGACCAATTAGATTTTTCTTTACTACTGAATCAGTTACTGCGTAAGGAACTCCTATCGTAGCTGACACATTGGAAGTATCGTATACTACTTCTCCCAACCCTACAGGAGGAACTAGAAGATTATCAAATGTGGTGAACTCCCGATTCTCAGTAGCTACCACAAACTCAGGCTTCAGAGGTAGAACTACACCTGAGATATCGACTTGGCTTAGAACTAGTCTCTGCTGCTTGGAAAGAGCTACAGCTATATTCAATTCTCTCAGATACGAGAAATCATTAATAGGGATATTTCCTTTACTGAATCTAGCTCCCTTTCCATAGATAGACGGAGCCTTGACAGCAATTTCAATCTGCTTCTTTCGCCTATTGACCTTGTCATCCATTAAAGCTTGCTCTGATAGGAGAGCTTGTTTGGTATTATCAATGATGGCTAGGCTTCCTTGCGTATCAGACAACTCAATGATTTGTTGTTCCATATCAGAGATCTTCTTATCCCTCTGCTCAAGTAAAACTGCTAAGAACCCGTCCTTATCGTAATACTCCTGAATATGGGAGCTATTGTCTATTAGATTAGGATCAAATATGGTTCCAACATATTCACGAAGATCATCATTGCTAATGGCAACCCCCTTGCCTCCAAGGTTAGGGTCATAATCAAACTTCCATCTATCCCCATCCTTTAGAGTAGTTTGCCTTCTTTTCAACTCTCCTAGAGCTAGCTCAAGTCCATCCTCTTTTTGAGAGTCGAAATACAAGCCATCCACTGATAGAAGGAATTGGCCCTTGACTGATTTTGGTGGCCCAAAGATCAATCTGAACACCGGAGCGTCTGGCTCCTCGTCTGGATCTTTCTGAACCAGGAAATGATCTCCTATGAGATCCTCCCACTTCTTATCAAATACTGGCTCTAGAGAAGGGTCTAAACGCCTTGAAGTTAGAATACCATTGATATTATTTTGTAAATCAGCCGCCCGCTCAATAAAGACTTGGAGATCCTTTACCTCTGCAATCTCACTACTATATTTTGTCTGAATTAAAGCTTGACTCTCTTCCGGTGTGAGATAATAATTTCTCTCCTTAACTGAATTACCCCCACCATACCTAATAACTTTTGAAAAGCCATCAATACACTCAGCAATACTTTCAATCTGCGCCTTACGAGTTACGTAGTTATTATACAGATTTCCCCCAACTGTCAAATATCCATTGAGAGCCCCCATGAAGCCCCCCAACTTATCCATCAGACTTCCCCCTTCACCTTCCCTATTCTGATTAGATGCATCAGTCATGAAGACAAATTGACCTGTCTCAGTATCAAACTCAATAATACCTGTCTCTAAGAAGACCGCATTCGTAATTTGTTTGATCTTATCATTAGCCTTCTTTTCTGCTTCCTTTGAAGCTCCACCAGCAGCATTCAAAACGGATGATGGAAGTAGCTTTAGAAGATCATTGGTCATATCCAGGATACACCTAGGCACCCCAAACCCAGCACCTACAGATTCTACTAGGTTACCTTGTTCCCCTTGTATTGCAGCAAATGTCTCAATATCGTATATCATTAGTTTCCGTAGTGATTCTTTTTTATAGGAGATGGATTGGCATCCACAGCCTTCGTGTAGGGACCATCCTTTAGATAGATTACACTCCCCTCAATAGAACATACACCCTTTTCAGAAATGAGATTACTCTTCCCAGTAATCGCCTCACAGGATAGGTTTGCTTCTGCCTTTATATCTATGTTACCACCTGACTCTAATCTTATATCTCCCTTAGCCTTCATATGGATACTGTCCTCAGAAGCTATACTAATCTTCTTAGCAGCGTGAATGATAACCTCTCCATCTACACATTCTAATTGTAGGTGCTCGCCACACTTCACAAAAACTCTTCCCGTATCCTTGAGACAGGTAATATTGATATCCTTGTGCTTGCTCGTAAAATTGATATTGCCAGACTTATCTCTGTGCTCTTCTAGAGAGTTGAATCCTGTAGAATTGTTAGTGAAATGCATGTCCTGCCCATCCACAACAATCATCTTAATCTCAGACTCTTTACACGTAAATACCTGATAACCATGTGAAGTTGTTAGGATACTTCTCGTTGGGTAATTCTTAGATTTATCTGATACAATTTTGATACCATCCCCTAGTTTATCTTCATTCTCAATAAGAATCATTCCAACGTCAGCACTATCATGCATTAGAATCTTCTTTCCGCTACCAGATCTTAGTTCAAGTTTGACGTTATTAAAGTCTTTATTATACTGGTCAGACATGGTGATCGTGTGACCCATTGGGCTCTTCCAGATAAGCTTCTGAGGTATGCCTCTGGAGTCGTAGATGCCCTCTGGCGGCATCACATCTCTACAGAGGTCCGTTTGGATGTCTGGGTCTTCGGGATCAGGAATACCCCTTTTCCTTGACACAACGGAACCTAAGTAATACCACTCATCAGAATTCTCCACCTGAGTAATGAGAATCTCCGCTCCTTTTTCTGGGATAGCAATGAATCCACTCTGAGGATTTGTATAAAATGGAGACACGTAAATCACATCAAATAAGTCGTCGCCTATTGCTTCACAAAACACTTTCATCTTCCCTTCTTGGGAAATGTCCATTGTATCCATTACTTGTGCTTTTAACATTATTAGCTGCCCTCACCTTTTGATAATCTTATATCCTTCTTGGTAGTACTCTTGGAAGGTCTCTTTTGTAGGCTGAACTCGGAATAGACTTGTCTCGGAGTGATAACATGCTTATATCCCATTACCACGAATCTTCCCGAGAAAGCTGAATCTCGTCCGAAATCTACTTTCCTCTTCACAGCCCCTACAACCTCCCTGTCTTCCATTATGAACAAACAGTCCTTAGAGTAAACGGATAGCCCGTTCAAATAAAACATAGGTAAAGTCTCAATATTCACCTCAAAGGCATATCCAGCTAGTTGGTCAAGAGTTGCTAACTGGACTGACATTGGATGTAGAGTTGAATCCGCGTCGATATCGAGGGAACCTGTCTTGGTCGCAGCAGACTTGGCAAACAAAGCGATAGCGAAGCTAACAAAAGCCGCTAAATCAACGTTATCCTCATCAATTAGTGCCCTGTCGCGTTCAGGAAGTAGAGCCAAGATATGATTCTTGAGCACTGTCTTCAATGATTTTAGGTTATTTCCTTTAGTCTGCATATGAGTTTTGATAATTTGATTGACATTCTTCACCTTAGGATACAAGGTCTCAATGGAGAATCCAGCTTTTGTTAAAGAGCATACTGCTCTAGGAACTATAGACTCCCTGAATGACTTCGTAAGTGCGGCGAAATAGAAGTGCTTGAAATCTATAGCTACCCTAGTGACATTAGGGTTCTTCACATTCATCTTGAACACAGGAATGTTTGCGAAGTTGGCAAGTGATTCAGCCAGTTCCAACGGAGTTTTAGGGTTAGATTCGAATACTCTGTCTGGTATTGCTAAGGCTTTAGCGATAGTCTCAGCATAAAACTTGGATGTGAACTTCTTATCATCCTCATGCAGAACTAGTGAGGGGTCCTTAATGGCCCCACCCACCGTCTGCGCCGCAAACTCAGCCAACTCCTTTAGAAGCTCTACCTGCTCTTCCCCATATTCAGATACATCAATTGTGTTGACTGTAGTGACAATATCTCTAGCGAAATCTGGGCTATATTGGACTAGGGTCGCCCATTGGCGACCCAGACGTTCCCGTTGAAGGCTGCGCCCAGACCCATCGTTTCGAGTTTGGGGCATGAACTCTGTCTTGGCTAGTGACTTGTCCGCATCCTCGTGAATATTCTTATGGTAAAGATACTCGTCAATCAGCTTGCTGTCTCCATAGACGATAACTGGGTCCTGCCCATTTCCGATTTTCAACTCATCCTTCCACACTTTCAGGATACGAAGATCTGACTCATACTCAAGAAGGAAGTTGGGAATATACTCCGCGCACATAAAACCCTTCTCAAACCTGTCAATCACAGACATCAACCTCCCCTGGTTCCCCTTGCTGTCTTTCTGACTTCTAATCACATTGGTTACGCTGGGGTAAGTCTTCGCTGGGTTGGTGATGGTGTCTCCAGGAGACGCATCAATCATTAACCTGTAGTCACCGAACTTCTCAATTGGCTTCCTTTTGTAAGACAGGCTAAACCCTAGTAGGGATAGGAATGCTCTAATGTAATCGATAGTCTGAAGCATAGCTACCGCAATATCACTAATCTCGTTGTTCTTACGGAGATTCTCAATGTTCTTACCCGCAACAGCCTCTGAATTGATATGGCGTTGGCGAATGAGACTAATGTGCGGAGCCAAAACTACGTTAACGTCTGGGATCAGCACAACCACGTTGTCTGTGTTGTGTACTCTCTTCAAATAGCCAGTCAGGAGATCAACACAGACCCTGTGCCAATCCATCTTTCCATCTTTCAGATATTCTAGGATAGGTTTACCTTTAGCTTTGAAAATCTGTTTGGAGTTCTTAGGGATTGAGACTTCATTGTATCCATCAAGAAACCTCTCGACGGTAAGATTGTTTATCGCCCCAGTAAAAACCAAAGTAAAGAGTCGGGTTCCCTTGGATACATCAAGATTTATCAGTGTTAACTGTGCTGCCATCACAGTCCACTTATTTATATCATCTCCAATTCCGTAAGAAATGAATACCCTACCAGTTCTAGACTCTTCCCTAACTACTGCCTTAGATAGTTGGTTAAAGAACTCAGTTTTGGATTCATCATTATCTCCGCTAAGCTTGGTCGATCCGATTAGATCGTCCACAATATTTAAGAAGTTGGTTTGTAAGAATCTGTTCTCAAACTCCTTCTCAGGGTCGATGAACTTTATAGTGATTGTGGGAATCCCACCTTTCCTCCACTCATGTTCCAAGCTAATCAAGCCTGAGTCTCTTCCTGGTGAAAACAAGAAGATATCCTCGTGCTTGCCCAAATCCTCAAAGCTAGGCTTCTTCAGTCCGTGAAACTCTTTAAAGAAGAATGTTTTTAGGGATTCGAAGTTGCTGGTTAGGACTACATTTGCAGCTGCTATTTTCATTACAGTTTTGGAATTCTAATTCTGTCGCCAATGTTGAAGCCCTCAAATGGGTCTCGTATGTTGTTAGCCACCATGACTAACCATCCCAAATCTACAGTATCGAAGAACGCATTTGAAATCAGGTCTGGTCTATGCTTTACAGCAGGAGTAACAAAAACGTATTCAAACTCGTAATTGTCTTCCATATTCTCCAAAAACAATTTATAGGTATCATTGGTTACAGAAGAGATTATAGGCTTATCCTTGTAGATAAACCTATCAAAACCAATTGATAAATGATTAAGGTATGCCATTAGAACTCATACACGGAAATTTCCTCTCCCGTATCGAAGTCGATCCCCCCATCCAAGTAGAAGTGCTCGGCGATGTGCGTACTGGTGTCCTCAACTTGACGAGCGAGATCATTAGCAGGATCCATAATACCATAATCTAACAGAGAGTCCCACCCAGTCAGGTTATCCCCCTTTATTTCATCTCCTGGCTTGTAATCTTCAAAGTCTCCCGCTTTGACCTCTGCCAAATTCATTGTAACCATGATTCTCCTATTTAGGAGAGATGCCAGTTCATAGCCAGCTACCTCTTCTCCTGCTATTTCATACCCTTCACAAATAAACTTAGCGTCTCTGTAGAGAGGCCCATGCTTCAATATAATTATAGGTGGACCTAATTTAGGATTTCTAGTATTATTAGTAGTAGAAGATCTAATAACATTCACCCACCAAGTAATCAAACGCACAGTGTCATCCTCTACTGACCGATTCCTAAAGAAAGGGAGAGGAGCTTTTTCAATATTAACATCTACAGAAGGCTCAAGGAACATACGCATGTCCATACGCATCTTAGCCTTCTCATCAGGGTTACTAGTGCCATACTGCATATACCTGTAAAGAGGTTCTTTGTTCTCTTTCCTTATGTGTGGGAGGGTTAGATTGAAAGTGAGCTTGAGACGACGAGACTTAGCTCCGGTGTAGGTGAACATCTCTCCCGCCCTGGACAGTAGATCATATTTGGCATAATTGGCTCTGCCTGTTTCTTGAATAAGTGGGTTCTCAAAGAAAGGTAGTGTTAATGTGATTCGTGATCTCGGAGAATCGGCACTAGGATACATGAAACGTATCAGTGACCGTTCAGGAAGTTCTCTATCTAAAATCTTAGCCATTATCTCTGCCTATCCGTTTTATTCATGATAGGGTTTTGACCCTGGGTGTCCGCTTGCTCCATACGACGTATCAAAAGGTCATTATTCTTTTTAAGTTCGTCGAGAATAGCAGAATTCTGACCTCTGTGCATGTTGGCCTGAAATGCTCTATCAATCAGTTCCACCATTCTAGTTGTGTGAGCGGGAATATTAGTAGACCCAGTTAGTGCATCTGTCCTCATCTGCACATCTAAGCTTTTCTTCTGGCCTGCAATGAGCTTATTTGTTTGACCTGTCAGGATATTTCCAATATTATTGAAGTTCCTCGTTAAATCTGCCCTAGTCTTCTTGCGATTCTTTTCGGCCTCCTCCCTCAGGTGCCTAGCCCTCATCTTCGCATTATGATTCTGCACATCTGCGATCTGCCAGCCAAGTGTAAGCCTCATCGCCGCACCGCCGCTGCCAAACCAGTTATACTTGTCGTCGAATTTAGCGAGCTGCAGCGCGAGCCAGCGAGCAGCCGTTCTGATCTCACCCCCCCACTCCCTGATCGTAGAGTTCAACGTGATCAGAGGACCGGAAATCAAATCCGCCCCGGCTCTCACCTCCTTCATAAAATCGAAACCCATTGGAATCAGCCCTTTGGTTATGGAATACATCAAACGACCAATAATAGCCTGAAGAGTCATCCTAGAGATGTCCCCTCGTTTAGAAGTTTGAATATTACTTTTGATACCCTTAGCGTAAGCCTTGGCAAGAACAGCCATTCCAAGAACATCTTTACCGAGCATACTAGTTATGGCTCCAGTTCCAGCAGTAAACTGGTCAATTCCCCCCCTCGTCTGGTCAACCCAATCACCAACAAACGCTCCGGTTTTCACCATCATTCGCATGATTAGAGCCGCCATCCCCTCAGAAGTTTTCACAGAAGCCATAGCGGCTCTCTCAGCTTGCGCTCCAACTAGAGATACTTTACCTAGCGTGTCTGTGGCGGTGAGCCACTTGATAGCCCTAATCAACGGATCTTTGAAGGCGGGTCCGACTACACCTAAAATCTTAGTTATCGCCCCCGTCATCTGTTCAGACAGGCCAAGAGCTTCAAACCCTGCCATCTCCGACGCAAGACCATCAATAGCCGTAAGAAGTTTATCGGCAGAGATAGCTCTCTTTTGTGAGGTATCTATAATGATTTCAGACAATTCGGCGATAGCTTCGGTGCTCATATTGGTAGAAGTTTTCAGACCAGCCATGGTCCTAACTACATCCAGCGCCCCCTTACCAAAAAGTTTCTGCTGATTCATCAACTTTAGGAGACTTATATTGTTTCCATCAAGACCTTCCCTATGAGCCGCCAAAGATAACTGCAATGTTGAAATCTCATCAGATGAATGGCTAAGGGCTTCAGTGGCCCTTGAAAAGTGTCTTATCGCTGCCTTTGCCGTGATACCCATATCACCACCCATCTTATTCAGTTGGTTTACACCGAAAATCATTCTGGATATAACGGTAGTTAAGACCCCAATAATACTCCCAAAGCCGATTATCTTAGCCCCAATCTTGCTAGAGGATTGAAGAGCCTTTGATAACACGTTCGTCGCTCTGACATTAGCTGCGAGGGCATCTTCCAGATTTCCGCTTCGATCGACCATTATTTCTTACCTGCTACTCTCATATCTCTTTTTAACTCTACTTGGTGGATTCCACTCATTTTCCTAAGATTGAATGTCCTAAATCTGTCCTTACCTAAAATAGCTCTAAGAGTGCCAACCACTTTTCTATAACTAGCTAGGCGTGGATTCCTATATAGACTCTTCACGATTTCCTTCAAAATTACATCCGAAACTCCTTCAAGTCTGAATACAGTAACTAGAGGATTATGCCTCGTAGATATGAACAATCCGTTCCCTCTACCAGTAGAGACTATGAGAGCGATCACCGTGGACAAACCATACCTAAAGGCAAGAATGTGTCCTGCACTAATATAGAAAGGGCTGGCAGGGATCTTACGAAGATATTGGGCAGCTTGCCGTCCCGTCCTGATCTCTGGTCTTCCTGTTGATACAAGAAAATTCCTTAATTCTTTTGAAAACTTCGCCATCGCTAGCTTTAATACAATACAAAATAGATAGCTTTGATAAGATATGCATAGAGATATAGATGTAGATATAGTTGATTTCCTAGACCTCATAGACGAAACCTTGAGTAACAAGTTCATCCTTACCTGGAGACACAGGTTTAGTGAAAAGTTCCTAAAGCAGTTTCAGCTAAAGATACTCTCTTCCCTGAGTAAACAGAAGCCCCTAAAGTTGAAATCTTTATTCAACTATCTAACGCGAAAATGCAGCTATAGTCCCGAACAAGTGACCAACTTCTTCGGGTCCATAGACATAGATCTCTACAGACCCCTTATTCAGGGATCAATGCAGGATCTTCCTGGGGCTTCTTCTTCCTTGTAGGCTTCTTCTTCGCGTTCTTCAGGTTTTCCTGAAGTTTCCCAGGCTTAGTGTGTATAGGGCATAATTCCTTATAGTCACACCAGTTGCAGAATTGATTCTCTGTAGGAAAGAGATCATTTACTTTGGCCTTTCTCATTTTCCATACATCTTCAATTAGCTTGTTTTGCCAAACAGCCATCCTCTTCCTACCAAACTTTACTGTCACAAAATTATTAGTAACTGGGTAATAGTGGGCACAAGTGATCTTATCCAGGGATACCCCTAGTTCTTTATGGATAGCGTAGGCATATCCTTGAAGCTGTTTATCGAAGAACAAATCGTGTGCCTGTTTTTCCCTCTTGGAAGTCTTGTAGTCTACGATGAGCACTCCACCGTCTGTGCCCTTGATAACACGGTCGATGATGCCATTGACAGTTATGCCTTCAGCTAAGTCAACTTCGTATTTTATTTCCGTCCCGATAGTCTCAGAAAGATTTGCGTTCCATTTCAGGAAGTTGCGTAGACAAAGCTCGGTTCGGTCCCTATAATGGTTGGGGATCTTGAAGGCAGCTTTGTGCTCTTCGGCTAGGTCTTGAAGAGTGGAAATGTGTTTTGCCTCATATCCATCTTCAAGAATCTTATGAATGTAAGACCCGAAGTTCAAAGCTAATGCGTTTTTAGGTGTTCCAACATACCTGTCATGGTATCTATACTTATACGCCAACTTACATTGGAAATACAATGAATGTTTTGAGTTACTTACAGTGGATACGAACATATGATTTCTCCAGTGTTTATTAGAGACTACCTGACCGAAAAGTTCAAGAAAGATGGAAAAATTGTTTCAGACGGGACTGAGATAGTTATTCCGTCTATTTTCATAAAAGGTGATTACAAATGCCATATGAGTATCAACCTTGATACTGGTATGTGGCAGTGTTTTAAGTCTAAAGAAAAAGGTGGGTTTCTCAAACTATACGCAATATTGGAAGAAGTTGAGTATAGCCGAGCCAAAGGAGAGGTCTTCTACAGTTCTTATCTATCCAAGTATACTCCCAAAGAAGAAATTACTAAGTCCAACATCAAACGAGAAGCATTTGATTTTGACGAATTCCTGGCTGATTGCCAACCCTTGTGGGAAGTAGACCACAGAGATGTTACTCGTCTAGTAGAAGATGCATCTAATTTCTTACAGGATAGATGTCTTTGGGATACTGGGAAATATTGGGTGTGCCAGAAAGGCGACTATGAAGGGCGTTTAATAATTCCATTCTTTCTAGGTGAGAAGGTAGTTTTCTTCCAAGGCAGGACTCTTGATGACAGAATGCCTAAATACAAGAATTTCAAAGGTATGAAGTGTTCTGACATCCTATACCCTTTCGATTGGGAAGCGGACGAACTATACGTTACTGAGGGGGTTCTGTGCTGTAAAACTCTGAGATCTTTGGGATACAATGCTACTTGCATTAGCGGGTCTTATGTGAGTCGTGAACAGGCTCTTCAACTAAAACAGTTTGAAGGTAAACTTATCCTGGCTATGGATAATGATGAAGCAGGAATTTCCGCTACCCAATCCTTTAATCAAACTAGAAAAAGTCTAATGATGCCTTCTTTCTGGAGTGTGAGCCCTCTCTCCCCTTATAAGGATTGGAATGAGGAATACGTCAACGAAGGGTCAATTTATCTAAAACCAACTCTATATGATTGGGCTCACGTAGCTGCTAACGCACTATAAAGTGCATAAGCGGAGTTACAATAGTTTCATTGAGAACTGTATACTTTACTCTTAGTGCATAGGGGCCAAGTAAAGCACCTGACTCTCCTGTAGCTACCGACGCCATTGTCTTTAGGTCATTAGTATTCCAGTTAAACAACAGAGTATTATCTGAAGTAATATCCACTGTGGCTGAAGTATCTGAATATGCTGACACAGTTAAATGTCCCGCCAAAGCTTGATTGTCGTTCAGCTTGATAATCTGGAACATAGCACTCGTAATGACGCTGTCCTTGAAAATGTTACGAGCAGCCTCATCGATATTACGATTTTCAATAGCTACGGTAGCCTCTACCTTTAGGTTCACGGTTGAACCCAGATCAACATGCTTATTAGTTAGCCTGTTATGCATCTTGATAATTAGAGGTTCTGTAATGGCTATAAACGTATTATCATGAAGAGATACATCTCGAATGTAAGTTGTATAATTAGACGATCCTACATTCCTTACTGTCCAAACATCAATGTAATCCCCAATTGCACTAACAGCATTAGCCAGTGCGCTACCATTGAAATGCCCTGACAGGTCCAAAGTCCCATCGAGAACAGCAATATACTCACCAGTCTTTACACGATAGATTCCAGAAGCGGCTTCTCCTGGTTCATACGCTGTAGCTGCCAGAGCACTTCCAGCTACTCGACCTCCCCCAGGCATCCCGAGAGGGGAAGAAGCCTGGAAATGCATAAGGATATCACCATAAACCCCCGTAGCAATCAGGCCACTACCATTCAAAATAGTGCTAGGACTGACATTCTTATCTTTCTGGAAGATGGAAACGCTACTAATGCTATTCGGATCTGTAAACTGCCCGTCATTAATAAAAAACATACGCAGCCCCACCCGTTGGTTTACACCAGGGCGATTGTGCCTATCTACTAGTTCTACTCCGTTCAGCAGCATTGTTTTGTCTTTCTATATCCTCGTTGTAGAGTTTTAGGAAAATTGCTCTGTCGGTTCTAGTAAGTGACAGTAAATCAGACCAAGTAAAGCCTATTTCCTTTATAAGTATATAGGCTTCTAGATAGAGAGAGTTTAAGTCTAAAAATTCTTCTATCTCCCTGTAAAAAAACTTTCGTCAAACGGAACCTCCAATTTAGTTTCACAGCCACATCCTAGAGATTCGCATTTATAGAGAAATTGAGTATCAACTCCATACTCAGGCATACCGATCCCATTGAGTAGAGTATGAATATCTTTAAGCTTGAGCTTTTTTACAACAGCCGAAATAATCTCTTTATTTGTATGTCCATCTATACTCTCAATAAATCTATACATATTGGCAGCAGCAACTTCTACATTATTTAGATACTTGTGGTCCTCAGCCTTAGGAAAGATCACCCGAGCATGTTTTTCACAAACAGGAAGATAGACTTCTCTAGGATTAGTAAGATCTTCGGGGACCTTGAGGTGAGCTAATTTAGAGATATCAATAGAAATCGGCTGCGTATCCCCACACTCAGGACAAGTAATATCGGCCTTAAAATCAGAACCGTAGGAAATCTCTCTAATCTTTATTAGAATATAGATTTTATCCATCTCCAAGATTTGTCCTGGGGACACGTTTAGCAGGCACCTAGAAATAATATAATTTATAGCTTTGTCCCCTCTAGCATCTTTTATGGATGCTATCCCTCTTTCATCCTCAAACGTCATCGGTCTAATCTGAATTGGACGACTTGGATCTTGTGGCGTATAGAACAACCCTCTCGATGGGAAATCAGCATCTACTGCGATGTCATCAGGCACGCAACCAAGAATATCGGCTACTATTTCTTCGTGAGATAGTGTTTGTTTTTGTGTCATAAAATAACTCCAATAGCTATAATAGTCGCGTGGAAATCAAAATAGGAACCCAAAAAGCTCAGATTATTACTGACAACCCTGAAATACTTTCTACCTTATATGAGAGATTCTCTTTCAGGGTGAAGGGTGCAGAATTCTCTCCTGCCTACAGGGCTCGCAGATGGGATGGTAAAAAACACTTCATCACGCGGAATGGGGTATTTAGATCGGGTCTCTTAGAAAGAGTTTTAGCTATACTCACTGAGGCAGGAGTGAAACCTTCCGTTACAGGAATGGATCATCTTCCCTGCCCACACTCAAAGGAGCGCAAGCTGCTTCGGGGACTGTCGTATTACGATTATCAATGGGAAGCTATACAAGACGCTCAGACGCACCTCAGGATGGTTGTGCAGTCTCCTACGGGCTCTGGGAAGACAATCGTTATGGCAGGCATATGGCTAAATCTCAATTGCCCAAAGTCCCTATTTATATTCAACAAGAAGCAGCTAACCTCTCAAACTTATGAGTTCTTCAAAGCCCATGGATTGAACAGCGTTGGAATATGCACAGGAGAAGGATATGAATATGGAGATACTATGTTCTGCACTGTGCAAAGCATAGACAAGGTTTTAGACACGCACGGGGATTGTGAGGCTATCTTTGTAGATGAATGCCATGAATTTTGCCACGGTGAAACCACACTAGCTGCGATACAGGCTTTCCCAAACGCAACGTATAGATTCGGGTTTACTGCCACCCCTCCAAAAGAAAAAAATGATTCAGTTGGATTATTCAACCTGGAAGGAGCTTTGGGGCCTATCAAGATCTACAAGACTACAGCAGAACTAGTAGATGAGGGAAAGCTCTCCAAACCTATTGTTCAATTACTACAACTTCCTAAAGATAAAACAATTGATGATGAGAACATGTCTTATCAAGAAATCTACAAAGAATGCATTGTTAATAATGAATACCGTAATCAACAGATAAAACTAATCACAGAGAAGATTAGGACAGATCACTTTGTAAGTCTTACCATGAAATATTCGACCCCTCCCCCTCCTCCCAGGATATTGATAATTGTAGAGAGTCTTGATCACCTAAATACCTTTGAAGGTATAAACGGATTCTACACCCTAGAAGGTGTAGATGACCTAGCGACACGCTATAAAGTAATACACGACTTCTTGAATCATCCCACAAGTTCTTGTTTAGTAGGAACAAAAATTATGCAGACAGGAATCAATATTCAAGAAATATCTCACTTTATAAATGCCAGAGGACTGAAATCGGAAACAGCAACCTTACAGGCTTTAGGTCGCACTTTGAGGAAGCAGGAGGGGCAGGAGAAGGTGTTTGTTTATGATTTCCTTGATCCTTATCGATACCTAAAAGCCCATTCAGATCAGAGGAAATCTGCTTACGAAGCAGAGGGTCACGAGGTAAAAATTCTAAATGAAAACTAAAGAAGAGATTAATAAGAAGATAGGCGAACTGTCTCATACTGAAATATCCAAACTAGAATATATCATCAAAGTCTGCGAACGTCTAATGGAACGTAAATTGATTGATGAAGATACTTTGAAGGATCTCTCTAATATGTATACTGAGATACACATTATCAAAGAAAGTTTTACTCTTCGATTGATTAGGATTTTAAAGCAGAATCACATGTTGGACTAGCATCGGAAGGTTTTTCATCTTCCCTGAGGAAGTCCAAGTTATCTACCCACGCTTTGTGAAGCTCTTCTGGGGATAACTCTCTTCCGAAAAGAAGTCTATTAGCGACCCCCCGCTCTCCAACAGCATGAGCTAAAGCCTGCATCTTAATCCCTTTCTCCGATTGCAATTGCATTATTTTTTGTTCGTAAGAGCTAATATCATTTCTAGCTTGGGCAACCGCGAGAATAGCAGTACGAAGTTCTAGTCTAATTTTCTTCGAAAAATCCATGCTTATTCCTCAAATCTTTCACCATTTGTGAATAGTTTTTATCCAATGCTTGGCAATGCTTTATGTCTGATGCAGAAGCTAATAGAAATGCGTCAACTAGTTCTGCTGCCTCAGTGTCTTTCACTTCCTTGAAAATTTGCATAACCTTACTGATTGCGGCTGAGCGTTCGTTAGTTTTGTGATGAGTCATAGTAAAATTATAGATTAGGAAATCATATTTACAGTAACAATTCCCCCCCGAGTGGTGAGAGTATTTGTAGTGAAATCACCATTAGTCCAAGATAGAGAGGTTGTCACTCCATCTGTTCCATTATGATTGAAAAAAGTATCTGCCCGCACAGTGTCAGCAACATGAACATCCTCCAAAGGAACAGCTTTTCCAACTCCAAAATTTCCATCCTTTCTAAGTACAGCAAGTAAGTTGAAATCACCTTGTCCCGCTTCATTAGCAGCATAAGATCCAAATCGAATACAATCTGTGTCCCCTGCCTCCGCTCCACCAAAAATAGCTGTAGCATAATCTGTCCCGTCGTAATGAAGTTCTATCCCAAATCTCTTATCAACCCAAGGATAAAATCCTCCATTTCTTACTCCTGACCCAGTTTGGGCTCCCCCGCTGGCAAGATAAGATCCTTGACATGCAATTTGGAATCCAGTCAAAGGTGCCCCTGCTGCTCCAACATTTAGAGCAGATGCATTATGTATTGGAGTGTTGATACAATCTATTTCAGTAAATGCACTTAGAATCAGTTTGCTAGAAACTACCACCCCCCCATTCCAAACTGTATCAGTTCCATTGAAATAAATCTCTGAATCTCCACCCGCCCCAAATCTAATTTTATGTGTATCTCCTAGAAGTCTAAGATCCCCCGCTAAGATTCCTCCTGAGGACTCTAGAAAAGGAGCATCACCAGGGGCCGTATTTTCCCAAAGTGAAGTATCATGATATACAAGAATAGCACTAGTTTGAGGAGATGCTACAACCATATCAGTTAAATCGTCCGCTCCAATCGTAGCCTGAGGAGCGTATATGCCAATATGGTCTCCGGCATGTTTCAAGGTAACTATGCCAAGAGGATCAGCAGACAAACTCTTAACTTTAATATTTCC